AGATCAGTCGGGCGTCCGGGTCGGTGCCGGACCTCGTTGAAACCATTCAGGTCGAACACATCACGGGCGGCGTGTCCCGTTTGACCATCAAGTCCTACGACCAAGGGCGGCTGCGCTGGCAGGGCGACTCGATCAATTTCCTGTGGTACGACGAGGAACCAGATCCTGAGATTTACAGCGAGGGCACCACGCGGCTGAAGGCCACGCACGGCATCGCGTACATGACGTTCACGCCGTTGCTGGGCATGAGTGACGTGGTGAAGCGGTTCACCCAGGAGAAGCCGACCGGCACGCGCGTGATTCAGATGACGATTGACGACGCGCTGCACTACACGGAGGCGGAGCGTGCGCTGATCACCGCGTCCTACCCGGAGCACGAACGGGAGGCCCGGGCGAAGGGTATTCCAGTGCTCGGATCGGGTCGCGTGTTTCCGGTTACGGAGGAATCCATCCGGGAGATGGCGGTTGCCTTGCCGAAGCACTGGCCCCGGATCGCGGGGCTGGACATCGGGTGGGACCATCCGACCGCTTGCGTGTGGGGTGCGTGGGACCGCGACGCTGACGTACTACACGTCTACGACGCCTACCGGCAGAAGCAACAGACCCCGGTGGTTCATGCGGCGGCGATCAGGGCTCGCGGCGCGTGGATCCCGGTTGCCTGGCCGCACGACGCGCTCCAACACGACAAGGGCGGCAACTGCGAGCAGATCGCCGTGCAGTACCGCAAGCAAGGCGTGAACATGCTGAACCATCATGCCACGCATCCCCCTGACCCGGCACAAAACCAGAAAGAGGGCGATGGCGGCTACAGCCTGGAAGCAGGCATCATGGACCTGTTGAACCGGATGCAAACGGGCCGGCTGAAGGTGGCCGCGCACCTACAGGACTGGTGGGAGGAGTTCCGGTTGTACCACCGGAAGGACGGGAAGATCGTGGCAGTCGGCGACGACCTGATGAGCGCGACTCGCGTGATGGCGATGATGCTGCGCCATGCGAAGGTGGGCGGGAAGGGTGCGGAGAAGCCGTTGCCGGAGTGGGAGCCGACTGATCGAATGATGGGAGCGCTGGGATAATGTGGGCGAACCGCGCGGTTGCTAAACAGAAGATGCGGGTTTACCGTGAACAAAAGGTCAAGGCCGGGCTCTGCGAATGTTGTTTGCGGAAGCGCGTGACCTCGCGGTACTGCGTGCTTCACCAGCAGCGCCATCTTACTCGCGTGAAACGAGCAGGCCAGCAACGTATCGCTCGACGGTTGCGGGAAGGCAAGTGCATCATGTGTGAAGCGGTCCGAGCGGACGGGGATCGTCGGTACTGCCAGCGGCACCGGGAGTGGTTCCGGGCCTACCACCGCAACTGGCATCGGGCCCGCAAGTACACGCGCGCACTGGCCGCGCCAGGAGCATTCTCTATTCCAGTCTGCGTGCGGTGTCATGGGTTGCTGGTCAGTGGGTATGACGACTGTGACGGCTACCGCTTATTCGTCTACCGATGCGTGAACTGCGGCCACCGACAGGCAGAGCACCTTGAACAGCGAGCGCCCGCGAGGGGATCAGTATGATCACGCGCGTCGTAAACCGTGGCGGGTGCCTGAAAGGCAAGCAGAAGGTCTGATCATGGGCCTGATTTACAGCGCCGCCCCCGGGATGGTGCATAAGAACGCGAAGATCGAGCAGCAACACGGCAAACCGCGGGATCAGGCCTACGCGATTGCCTACAACGCGCAGCGCACGGCGGCGAGAGAGCAGGGCAAGAAGCCGCTGCCGCCTCCCAAGAAACGATAAGGAGAACCCAGCATGGCAGATCCAGTCCTCAATACCAAACTCGGCGAGCAGGACGGCTCGGTCAAGGTCTTTACGTGGACCTTGACCTCTGCTGATCCGACCGGCACCGCGGTTGAACTGCCTGAATGGGCCGACCGCACGATCCAGATGTCCGGGACGTGGGGCACGGCGACCGGCGCCGTCCAAGGCAGCAACGACAACACCACCTTCTTCGCACTGAACAACGCGGCTGGCGCCACGACGCTGGGCGGAAAGACCGCTGACTTCCTGGCCACAATCATTGAGCTCCCGCGCTACCTCCGGCCCAACCTGACTACGCCGGGTGCGGGCGCTACCATCACCGCGACATTGATCATTCGTCGCGCCAACCCCATGAGGACCTAACATGAACATTTACGATCAGGCAGCGGAAGCAATCGAGCGGGAAGTCATCCGGCTGGATGGGTTGAAAGCGGCCGGGCAGGTGCTGAAGGAGCTGGGTTCCTTGGAAAACGCCCGGCTCGAGGCCGAACAGGGGACCGTGCGGGCACGCTCAGACCGTGACGCAGCCGTCAAGGAACTGGACGAGGCCAAGCAGCGACTCGCCACAGCCGAGGCCAACGCCGCGGACGTGCAGACCCGGGCTGACCAGCGCGCGCGCGCGATTGTCGAGGACGCCCAGGACCGTGCGGCGACCATCACGACCGAGGCCGATACTCAGGCCAAGCAGATCCGGCAGTCCGAAGTGGACACGCGCGAACGGGCGTTGAAAGCCCTGAACGACCGGATTGCCGCCGGCACCAAGACCTTGGAAAACCTCACAGCATCCATCGCGGCTGCGAAGGACGATGAGGCTGCGGCCGTGCAGCTTCGGGAGGAAGCGGAGCAGGGGCTGGCCAAAGTCCAAGCAGAGATCAAGAAGTTGCAGTTGCAATAGCAAGGAGAATCCCACAATGGCGATCTATTCCCTTGCACAACGCACGACGGTCACGACGATTGCAGGGGCATGTTCGCAGTTTGAGCCGAGTCTGGTCACGACCTAAAGGAGCCATACATGGCATCTCAAGTTATTGCATCAGCTTACACCGACGGTCCGACCCTCACCGCGGCAGCGGCGGCATCCTGTGTGCCGACCTATGTGCCGACGACGCTCCCCGCTGGCTACTGGCAGATCGGGCGTATCTGGCGGATCTTGGCATCGGGGCGTTTGTCGTGTGTGGTCACAACGCCGGGCACGGCCCGATTCGATCTCCGGCTGGGTGGTGCGGTCGTGTTCGATACGCTGGCGATGCCACTCAACATCGTCGCTAAGACGACGCGGCATTGGTGGTTGGATGTTCTTCTGACCTGCCGGGCGGTCGGGAGCGGGACATCGGCAAACCTGATGGGGCAGGGCATCTGGCTGTCTGAGACTTCAATCAATACCGCGCTGCCGTCGACCGGCCCTGGCCCTGGCGGTCAGATGGTCCCGTATAACGTGACGCCAGCGGTCGGCGCAGGATTCAACTCCCAGTCGGCCCTCACACTGGATTTCTTTTTTACACAGACGGTCGCCACCGGCAGCATGACGGTGCATCAATTCCTCATTGAACAACTCACGCCGTAAATGCCAGTCATTATCAATATGCCTGCTGATCCGTTTGACGTGGTGTTGCAAGGTGAGCAGTTCCGAGCGGCGGCATTGGGAGCAACCGTGATGAGTTCGCCGGTTGGGAGTAATCCTGTAATTGCGGGGGACCAGCGCATCCCAGGGTCGCCGTCCTCGCTTCTCGCGGGGATGCAGGACTTTACCATGATGCCGTCCGGCATCATGCCACACGCCAGATTGCGGAGCCAGGAGAACAGCGGCATGGTCGCCGCGAATAATGCTTTAATTGCGACACCGTGCGGCGCGTTGGTACAAATCACACTCGGACGGCATCTGTTCCTCAAGGAGTTTGTGCAGGCGACGGATACCTTCACGATCACCGGGCAGACCTTGACGGGCGCCGGGGCGGCGTTAGCGGGATGCCGCGTGGTCGTGTATGAAACGGGGCGTATCGCCGTGGCGGGACACTACAACCCGCAGGCACAAGCGGGTGTCAGTGTCGGGAACGTGCAGGAAGTCCAGTGGGATTCGGAGTCGCCGGTGGTAGCCGAGGCCATTTCAGATGGCAGCGGAAACTTCTCCATCGTCGTGCCGATGAACCTGTGCTACCAGTTGACGGGCTACTTGGTGGGGTCGCCTGATCGTGCAGGCATCACCAAGGATACGGTCGTGCCCGGGTCGGTGAACATTTACCTGCGCGATCCCACGGTGGCAGATGGGCCAGGCGGAAGCGCGGTATATCGTCCCATCGGATCGGCGGTCGTGCGGAGGATTGACCAGTGAACCCGGTGTTTCTCAGCGATTCGGTCTATCTGCGTTTCGGCACGTCCTCATCCACGACAGGAGC